GTTTTAATTCCAGTTGTTCCTGAGAAAAATCTACCAGGAGCACGAGATACGCCAGTACTACTGGTAATTCTCAATTTGTCAGTGATTGCAAAATTTGGAGGTGTTCTCTCATAAAGAACAGTATCTGCTAAGAAGTCAACCGATAATCCGCTTATAGTTGATGCATCTTGATATACAGATTTAATGTCTTCTGTTCCATAAACATTAATTGCACTGACACCAACTTTTAATTCTGGATTTTCATTAATGATAATTTGCTCACCAACTAAGAATGTTCCAGAAGTTTGTGATAAACTAAATGCAGCATCATTTGGTTTTGCTGCCAAATAACCAGTTGCTCCACTAGAAAGACCTCTAACGAATGACGTTAGTGGAACCTCAGTGGTAGTATATGGTCTTCCAAGATAAAGAGTTGTATATGTTTGAACATCGAATAGATACAAGTCCCATTCGGTGCTATTAGCGGTATATGGAGCATCTGCAACTCCATACCAATATACTCTTGCTTCACCAATTTTAGTTCCTAGTCCAGAAGCATTTGCAACTGTACCTCCTGTGCCAGCGCCATCTCTTCTTCTGTTGTAGAGTTCTATAATGTTAGCCTGAGTTGTCTGTGCTCCACTTAATGATGCTCCAATATTAATATATGGAACACCATAAACATTATTTACTTTTAACAAACTTCCCATAGCAAATGGTACTAATGCATTATCAACTGTTTTGACAGATCTTGGTTTTTCGACATCAACAACTGTTGTTCCAACAAGATCAATATCAAATCCTTTAACATATGCTGTTCCAGATGAAACAGTAACAGACATTAAGTTATCATTTGGAAGATTACCTTGTTCTGTTCTCTGACCCTCTCTATAAAGACCACCATTACCAGTTTCGTTGTTTAGAGAATTTGCAACGGATATTGTAAATGGTTTTAATGCATAGTTTCCTGATTCTTCAAATGTCCTTTTTGCAAAATATTCTTTGATTATGCTATATTCTGATTTATTTTGTAATTTTTTAATTTTACCTTGATCAACTTTGACGAGTTCAATAAAGTTTACGTCATCAAAATCTGTTAATTGTTTTTTAGCAAGTTTAACACTGATTTTTAATCTATCTGCACCAGGAGCTGCAAAGTTTGTAAATCCTCTGGCATTATCATTTAAATCTGGATCATCATTCGAAGTAACAATTTCTTCTAAAACATCAAAACCTACACGATATGATGGTTCATTATTATATGGGTCTAAAACAATTTGAGTATTTGGAACATCGACAAAAACTCCTCTAATAAAATAGACACCCTTTGATACACCAACTGCATATCCAGTTTTAGTAGCATCAATTGAAACTAGGGGAAGTACACTATCACCGATATTTAAAGAAGTATTACCATAGGTAATATTTTCTTCAAGGGTTAAAATTTCACCATCTGAAAATTGTGATGTTTGTCCGTCATTTCCACCATCCACATATTTTACAAAAAGTGTAATATCTTCTACTCCTTCTTCTGGTGGTAGTAAATATCCTTTTAACGTTCCAACTACCCCAGATTTTACGCCTTTTACTTTTGTTCCTCTTCCATTATTATAATTTGTGATAGCATCTAAGTATACAGTAACATCAATACCTAGATGATCTTTATTTACTTTAACAGTAGTAAATGCATTATCACAAGTAACTCCACCAGGAATTACCATAGACCCTTCTTTGAATATATGACTTCCAAAGGATTCTATTTGATTTTGTAAAATTGACTGGAGGCCTGTTAATTCTCTCGCCTGAACTGGTCTACCAGGTTTGAACAGAACTCTATAATAATTGTCATCCTTATTGAAATCATCATAATAAGGATTTATGTTTAGGTTAGTCTTTTGTGGCATTTTTTAAAATTCCAGTACAATTTTAATGTCTTCTTTTTGGCGCGAATTTCTACTAATTGTTGGGCGATTATCAACGTAAATTACATCGCCTGATCCTTTATTTATTTCAGGTCCTGCTAATCCATCTTGGAAATTAACACCAAGATCAATTAATTTTGATCCTGTTGGATTAGTTGTTCTACCATCAAATTGAGTATCAATAGAGGCTGAAAATCCAGAAGATTTTCCAAGAATTTGCTTCGATGATGATTCGAATGCAAATGGTCTTCCATTTGTGGAAATTCCAACATAATCTTGTTGATCAAGTGTTGTCTGGTTATAATAAAGTGATCTATCCTGAAAATATTTTAGAACCTTTGTTTCAGCATCCCACGAAGCAACATAACCATATGCTCTTCCACCAGTAACAATTTGTTCTATTTTTTCACCAATTGTTGGAGTACCAGAAATCAGTGAGAACTTTAATGATGATAAACTAGTGAAAGTGTCTCCATTATAAACTGATGTTGAACCTATTGAGGTTGGATTTTTTATGATCGATACTTGTGCAAAACTAGTATCTACTGGAAAATCTTTTGTTGAATCGTCAAATCTTGCATAAATCAATACTCTATCGGTTCCCAATTCATTGTAAATATCATATCCATGTCCTCTTGATGGAGGTATAATTGGGACTAATTTTGCACTAGTTCCAACTGAATTTATATTTATTGATCCGAGATCAACCAGAGCGTAACTATAATCTCTACCACCAGAAGTTACTATTGTATTAGTTATCTTGCCATTTTCAACATCAACTCTTACTCTACCACCCGTACCATCACCGATAATTGGTAGTTCTTGACCCAATCCATTGGAGTAGTTTGAACCTGATTTTTCAATATAGACTGTTTTAATTTGGTTATTATTTAAAGTTGAATCGCCAGATTCTCTAATTGCCTGTATCTGAGAGTTTGTAGAAGATAACCAATTATTAGGAACGGTTATGTATTCTGTTGAATCAAACTTAACAACGTCACTTGGTGAAATTGAAAATAGATATTTCCAGACATATCCATCACCGCTAGTTCCAGCTCTTGATGGTTCTAAGTCGGTAAACGTTGGTTCATCCTGAGAAACGTTACCACGTGTATTAGAACCACTAGAACCGTTCTCTATGCATATGTAAACTCTATAATCATTATTCATTACATAATAATTTGCATCATATAATCTGGAAGAATTTGTCAGCGGGCTTGGATTAACAATACTATAATCATCTCGATACATTTCATATCTACTTCCAGGAGTCCACTGAATTTTTCTGACTATTCTTCTAATATTTGCTGGAGTTATTTTTTTACCGTATAAAATCGTATCACCATAATGACTCAAATACGCTAAGTTATCAATAGGTGCGGGGGTATTTGTATTCCATGCAGTAGATCTACCAAATCCCACCACAGTAGGATTTGGTAATCCGACAGTAACATAATATGAATTAGCATTAGACTCAACAGAATCTACAAAATTACCAGCATTCAAAATTCTGAATTGATCAGTAACAATTGCGGACATTTTTAAACTTTTTTATGTATTTATATCCCATTAAGGGAGATTGGAAAGTTTTCTAATTGCACCACTATTTCTCAATCCAAAAGTTCTTCTTTGAATCGTTGGGAAAGTAGAAAGACCAGAATCTACAACCAAACCAGTAACTCCAATAGAAACTGGATTTGTTCTAGAACCAAAATTATAAATTCTACCCCAAGAAATGTTTCCTAATGGTAAAGTTAAAGATCCCGTTGTTGGAATTCCAGAGATAGTAGTCGAACTATCTATGTTACAGATTATTTCTGCATTTGGTCCAGCATTTGTTTTTGCATTAACAATGTAAACATTGTCAAGGAAACTAGTTCCTATTCCAACAACAGATGCGTTTCCACTATTTACTGAGGTTACTCCATTTCCAACTTTTGTATTATAAACAAGTATTGGATAACCTACTTGAAGATCATTGGCATCTGACGCATTTGCACGGAAATTAATTTTTAATGCTAATGGATGTCCACCAATACCTGTTGTTGTAGTAATGCCTGTAATAATTCCAGAAAATCCTTGAACATTTGCAATTGTTTTAATGAGCTCAGTTTTTGATTTAGGAATTTCTGCTAGCAAACTAGGAGCAATTGTATATCCAAGTCCAGGATTGGTAATTGAAACAGATACCACACTACCGTTGGAAATAGTTGCTGTTGCAGTTGCTGTTGTTCCAACGCCAACACCAATTAATGGTGGAGATGAAATTTTAACTGGAATTGTCCCTGTTGAATAACCTAGACCAGCATTTGTAATTGTAATGTTTGAAATGGTTCCAGCAATAGAAACTGTTGCAGTAAATGCTGCGGAAACTGGATCGTTTGAATCGACAATTAAAGCATCAAATGAATTTATAGTAATTCCATAATTATTTTCTTCAAAATTGAAGAATTGAGCATCATCTACAAATATTTCAGAACTTGCAGAATTAATATTTCCTATAATTTTTGCCGTTGGATAGACAAATGGTTCAATTGAATCTCTTGATTTGTAGACAACATCACCTTTAATGTACTTGTCTTTCTTTTGTTTTGTCCACTCTATTGGTCTGAAATTAGACTCATTAATACCAAAACCGACATAGTTATCAGTTTCAACAATATCCGATCCAGTAATATCTAAAATTGTTCTATCTCTATCTTGTGCAGGAATCAATTGATAATTTGGATGTTTTCCAACAAAAACTTCATCTCCAATTTTAATTGTTTCATTGATATCAATTAATGTAATATCAACTCCATTTTGTCCGAGATAGAAGAAAATATCTACTTTATCGGATGCCTTTGGTGCCTCAGTGAATTCAAATGAAGTTCCTCCTATAAACTTATATGCGTATCCTGGTTCTTGTATAACACCATTGACGAAGATAAGAAGTACAGCATCTAGGTCAATTGAACTAGAAAGAGGATTATTGGGATCAATTTCAAAACTTAGTAATTGTCCATTATAAATCAGTGGGAATCTAGTCCTAGATCCGTTTTGTAGGGTTGCTGTGCTATCAATATAATTCATTTCACCAAAAGACCAAGCAGAGAAATAATCTTGGAAGGTCTCTACGACTTCTAATTTAAACTCAGATATTGGCTCTGATAGTCCCTTTGCCGTTACAAGACCGATTGGTTTGAAAACATCTCCAACTTGGAATGCATAACCATTTCTTGCGATTTCAAAGGATTCAACTTGGAATAAAGTTGATCCAGTTCCAACACTATATGCTATATTAGTTTGTTTTACGTCAGTGCTTGTACGTCTTTCTAATTCAAATTGTGGGTCTGAACTATATGAAATTCCTACCAAAGTAGATCCAATTCCTACATTTGCACGTGCAGGACCAATTTTAATGTTTAATAGTAATTTAGATCCAGTTTCAGTTGTTGTTCCTACTCCAACTCTTGAAACACCGACAACTTGAATATTTTCATAATTTGGTTCTGGAATTTTAATGTATGGATTAACATATCCAGATCCACCGCTATTAACTATAAATCCAAGTGTTCCACCAGCACCAACAACCGCAGTAATACTTGCCGCTACCCCAGTATGATTAGGATCTGTAATTCCAATAGAAACAGGACTTCTGTATCCAGAACCCTCTGTTAGGTCATACCATGGAAACACTGTTCCAAATCCAATATATGAGTGTGGTAAAGTGCTAGTTCCTACTTTTGCGATGAAAGTTCTTGCCGATATAATGCCAGCAATATCATAAGAATAATCTAGTCCCGTTGATGGGAAGTAAGATACTATTCCAGCGCCAGATGGGCAAGTAAATCCCAATCCAACTAACTTAATTCTATCCCCACCAACAAAGTTATGATCAGTAGTTGTTGTAATTTCAACAATACCAGTCTGATTATTATATGATGCAGTACTAATTGATTGACCTGGACCAGTATGAGATATGCCTGTGATACTAACAATTGAACCAGATCCATCAAGATTTGCTCTAACCTTTGCTCCCAATAGTGGTGCATAACCAAGACCAGGTGTAGAACCAAGCGATACAATTAGACCACCTCTTGGTAGTTGATTTTGGTTAATATCAAAATCTGATTTAATATAAGTGCCATCTGTTGATGTAATTCCAGTAAATACAACACTAGAAATTCCGGCAATATTGTCATTTTGGAATTCGTAATTATTTCCAGAATTATTAATAGTAGTTGGTGTCTGGAAAACTCCATTAATAAAGAGTATACCATTACCAATACTAACACCAGTTGTATTGATACCTTCAACTGTCATTGTATATGTTTTACCTATACCAGTAAATTGATCAGAAATATCATCAAATATCATGTTTGTATCATAGTTTGATCTCAGGAAAGTTCTTCCAGCGTACTGAGCTCTTACATATGGTAGATTGCTCTCATCTCTTCTTGATCTTGTATTACCTTTTGGTGGGTCAACAAACCAAATTTCAGAACCAACTATATTAAATGATCCTCTATAAACTTGAACATTAGCACCATCACTATGAGTGGTTGCAGCACTACCAACAGAGGCTCTTACAACAGAAATTGTTGGAATAGTTGCTGCTGTTCCTGCTTGGATAATGCCATTAATTGGTCCAAGAAGAGCACCACCAACGTTGGTACTAAAACCAACTTCAACAACTTTCATGTATTCATCATCAATTTTTATCAAGTCTCTTGGTTGAATGGAAGTTATTCCACTAAGATTGAAAGTTGCTATACCAACAGAAATAGATCCACTATTGTATTGAAGTGTATGAGATATTGGAGTAAATGTGATTGGTTGCTGTACGATTCCATCCAGAGAAACTACACTCTTTGATAGTTTCTTCGTCATTTCAAATTCGTGAGCGTTTCCTAATCCAGCATCAGTGAAAGTGACTGCAATTCCTAGATTTGCATAAGATCTTCTAGTTGCCAGTTTAAATGTATCTGGAGTAAGAGCGATTGGATATACTCTTTCAGGTAGTCTATTAGTAACAATACCTAAGTAATTTGCAGTTGATCCTATTCCTATTGCACTCTGACCAACTCCAATAAATGATGATTTTGGAGTGTAAATTAGTTCTTCACCAGTATTGAACATGTGATCAGTAATGGTGAAAACACCAGTTGCAAAATTAACTACGGTAGAATCCGAAGGATTGAAAACTTTTTTATAAATTGGTCTACCATTATGTGTCAAGTTAAAATTAACTTTATTTGCACGAGTTCCATTAATGCCATCATATGCTGATAGGAATACTTTCTGAGAACTCTTGCCATAATTTAAATCAATAGGTGAATTTTCGAAGTCACTAAAAGTATAGAAAACTTCATTAAATGCTTGAATAGTATTAGTTGCATTTGAAAAATCTGGATAGAAGTTTAATAGGAATTGATTTCCGATAACTTCAGATCCAAAAGTTCCTAGACCAGTTGTATTGTTTGTTGCAGCAAATGGTCCAGGAGAAACAATAATATCTCCACCACCACCTTTCAATAAGGAAACTTGATGTATTGCTGAACTATTTCCACAAGAAACTCTAACAATAGAGGTTAATGATGAAATAAGATCAGATTCGAATATTCCTACTCTTACTTTATTTGTACCAAATCCAACTGTTGATTCTAATCTTGCACTCCTTTCAGAACCATCTGGTTGTCCAGGAACTGAAAATCTATATGTTCCAATACCAGAACCACCAGATCCTGTGCTACCAAATCCAACAATACTTGTTCTTACATCAATTGTATAGTCCTCTTCATTTCTTACTCTAAAAGAAACTATTCCTGATGTAGAATCATAGATTGCAGTTACCAATCCAATTGATGAAGAACTATAACCTTGTAAAGTACTGTCAAAATAGTATTCACTGAGATAGGTATTTGAACCATCGAAATCCAGAGCAGCATCAATGTAATTTACTTCTCTTGTAATATTGTTAATGATTTCAATATTAGCAAACAGTCCATTAAAATTGTTAGATGAAAATTGTGCGATAGTTCTTACATTATTGGCACTACCAATACTGGAAATTCCAATAACATTACTTCCTATCAAATTGACAGAACCAAAACTTTGAGTTCCAATTCCAGATGAAGATCCAAAATCAAAAGTTTTCTTTAAAATTTTGATATCATGATCTCTTGTAAATCTGTTTGTTGGAGTGAAAACTAATGTCTTTCTTCCAGAAAGATCTACATTGGCACTAAAATATCCTAAAATTTCTTTTGAATACTCTGTATACTTTTCAAATAGTATAGAATCAAGGGTAGTTGTCTGTAATACCAATTCTGATATTTGACATTCAAAGGTATCAGGATCTACAACCTGAATAACATATCTAACATGAGTATCTGCAACATCAATCTCTTCAATTTCTACAAAAGGATCCTCAAATCCTCTACTTGAAAATCTATTACTAATATCATCATGAATAATTACTCTATTAGTTCTACATTCTGTGTAGTCTGTTAACTTTCTATTTTGCAGTTTTAAATACTTTGATCTATCTGGATTAGTTCTAATGTCATAATCTACTGTATTATCAAAATTATTGATAGTATCTACTCTTTTCTCTTCAATAACATCAAGTATGACTATACTGTTTGTTGTTCCAGAAAGACCAATTGCACCTGTTGATGATACTATACCAACATCTGCAAAATTTTTAAGTCCAGCAGGGTGTATGATACTATTCACTGGTCCAGATAACTTATCCCAAGTTATAGGGCTCTTAATTGTGTATGACAAATTCTGATAGTAATCATTGTCTGGGGTTACTTGATAATCCTCACTAATTTTGCCAATATCATCAGACCATCCAATTTTTTGTTTTGTAGAATAATCTATTTTGTATCTAAATTTAGATGCATTTGCAGATGATGAAACAACCTCTGCAACTACTCCTGTCGATCTTCCTCTAATTTTATTACCTGGTTTTAAATTATATGTTCCATTTACTTTAATAAATTCATCTCTAGAACTCTTAACATAAAGATCTTCTTCTAAAAATCCTCTACCACTATCAACAAAAAGTTGCTCATTATCTAAAAATTTACCTCTCTTCTTGATAACATTAATTACTGGATAATGTTTTTTGTTAATAATAGTCGCGTATCCAGATTGGAAAGTTTTAGCTATTCCTGGATTTGTTGATAGACCTACACCTAATTCATCTACAACAGCAAAAGATAATATTGCAGGATTGGTATTAGTGTAAGAAGCAACTTTGAAAAATCTGTATCCATAATTATCAGAATTATATCCTGTTCCAGTTGAACCATTTACAAGTTCTATTCCTTCTACATAAATTTCATCACCAACATTAAACAATGGAGAAGAGAATCCAAGAATTGGAGTTGATAATGTACAAGTGGCAATTCCCGAAATACTATCGGTAATCATTGAACTTATACCAACACCATTTGAATTATTAATTGCAAGTATCTTATGTGGATTAGATTTTAATCCATATATTGGTGCTACCTGAATTACATCAGCAATTGCTCCACTTGGAACTACGGCAATTAGAGATAAGTTATCTACAACTTGTTTAGTTGTATCATCAAACAGTAACAAATCGGGAGCATTGACGTATCTTGATCCACCAGAAACAATATCTATTTCTCCTATTGTATCAAAATTATCCAAAGTAATGATTGGAGAAACAACTGCTTCTGGATTTAAAGTTTTATCTGATGGATACTCATACGCAATTGTTTTAAATCTGGTTTCTTTAATTTTTCCAATATCTGTTGATATCGCAACTAAATTAGCATCTGAACCCTTATTACTAATTACTTCAACAAATTTTGGAAGTTTTTTGAATCCAAATCCTTCGGAAATAATTTTGAGTTTTCCAATGGATCCATTAAGAGCAGTTGATGACTTAGTTGAATACTCTATTTTTTCTACTTGATCACTATTATAAGTTAATACACTTGGAACTCTTGCAGGTGTAATTTTAAAACTACTTGTCGATATTCCAAAAACAGAATATGTTCCATTGTACTCACTATTAACATAATTAATTTCCGAATGATTCGAAAAATAGTTATCTGCGGTGCTAATGTATCCTGATTTTTCTAACGCATAGTATAGTTTTGATGGAACATTTTGACTGTACTTAATTGATAATGATGCTGTCCCAAAACCAATTGTTCCAATTCCAGTTACATTAAAATCATTATTATCAGTAGTTGATAAAAATTCATTTTTAAATTCTTTATCCTGATAAATCTTAAAATTATATCCTCTTAAAGATGAGTCAGAAATATCAAATTTTAAAGTAGAATTTTTGACAACATTAATTTGTGGATTGATGAGACCAATATTATGAACTGATGCTCCTGTTCCAACAATGTTTACTATATTTTCTGTTTCTGGTTGAGATTCATATAGAGTTTCTGCTAGTTTAAACGTATTTGTTCCCGTCTTAATGACAAAGTAAGATCCTGTTGATAGTCCAGAGGCAACTTCTGTACTATCATAAAATACCTTATCACCTGTATTATATCCATGATTTGGAATGGTAATAGTGTTGGTAACAGTGTTAATTTGTGAAGAATTAATACCAATAGAATTGAGTAGAAGTTTTTTACCAAATTCATTAAATTTAACAGAAACTGGTCCAGTTGTACCAAGTCCAACAACAGTATTTGGGACCACATTCAATTTGATGGTATCAAATTCTGATAATCCATGAGTCTGTCCAACACTTATTGTGGTCACAACTTTACTAATTTCTGCTGTAATTTGAGTAAAGTTTGTTTCTAAGGAATATTCAGAATTATTGGAACCATCACTGTAGAAAAATAAACCTTCACTGTTAGTTGTTAATCCAACCTGAGTTACTAATCCAATATAATTTTTTCCTTTATTAATTACATAAACAGATGAAGTTGCATCTGGAATTTGGAAAGTATTTAAATTAGATGGGTTATCACCAACTATTAAAGAATCAATACCTGGATATGTTGATTTCTCAAAAGTTAACCTTTGACCAGTCTTAAATGGGTGATTAGGTATGTAAATGCTTCTATATGGAACAGAAACTGTTTCAGAAATACCACCTATTGTAAATGTTTTTGATACTGCACCGCCAAGAGTTGTTCCAATTCCTACGGAATTTTTTGCATTAAAGTAGACTAAATTATCTACTTCTGAGGTAAATTTTCTAGTTTTAGCAGGTATTTTAATTTTATCACTCAAAATGTTAAGTTGAGTTCCAAAAGAGTGCGCTACACCAGTAGTACCAAATCTTTTTACTCTAAGTATTCCATTATCATAAACATTAAGCACTCTTATAATCTCACTACCCAAACCAGATTGGATAGAGATACTATTTCCAATGGAAATAGTGGCACTTGAACTTATAAAAATATCTTCTACTTTACCGGATGGATCGGAATAACTCGTCATAGACGCAGCAAGTCCGATAGTTTGAGTACTAAATCCTACTTTTTTAGATCCAAGAACGTCACTAATAGAAGTTGAAATGCTTCCAACTAATACAGTATCATTGTCTCTTAAATTAAATCCAGATCTATAATAAGCTGAGATATAATTATCATCATCCCAAACAAGAACACAAGGTGAATATGATTCTAAACTTGTTTCTATCTTTGTGATATTTTTTCCAATTAATTCAGAAACTTCTGCTCTTAGTCCATAACCACCAGTATTTGATTCATCAAAAATAACTCGATCACCTATCTTATATCCAGATCCACCATCATTAACTTTGATGTCATTTACAAATCCTTTACTGACAGATTCCACAACAGATACTTGTGAAAATCTTTCATATGGTTCCACTAGGAAATCATAACCAGCGTACCTATCATTAATTTTATATGGATAAGTATTTCTAATTAGATTTGAGTTATTGAAATCAAATGATTGGTCAAGATAAGAATTTTCTTCAATAAAAGATGACTTAAAAGTATTACCTATAAAATATGGATATCTAGGTTCTAACGTATTAGATACGGAACTGGTTGTTATACCTGCAAAATATGCATAGGTTCCATTAGGAAATTCTGGTGTTTTGCAAAATCTTCCATTATGTACATCAAGATCTCCATTACTTGCATAGCGATAATCATCAATGAAAAATCCATCTGGGAAAGCAGGTCTATCAAAAACAGAAGATGTATCTAAAACATAACTTGAATTTATAATTCTAACACCAGACTGAACATCATTAGGACGAGAAAAACCATATGGACCATATATTGGGTTCCCATCATATGCCCACCCTATAATTGGTGAATGCGAATTACCAATGTCAGAATAATTATTTGCTAAATCTTGGGAATATCCATAAATTCCATAAACCAAAGAGTTGTCTTTTTTATTGTTAGACAAACTTGAAAATATTTTTGGAGTTCTTGTTCTAGCGTGCTTTGCGTATCTTTCAGCATCATTTAAAGTAAGATCTCTAACTCTTACATCAAAGATAGCACCAGATCCTCTTGGAGTAACTTTAATGGTTGTAGTTAAAGGATCGTATCCAAGTCCTTGATTTAATACAATTGCATCAACAATTAATCCATTTGAAATAACTGGTCTAATAATTGCACCAGATCCATTTCCCTGAACAGAAATTTCAGGTGTGGAATAGTAGTCATATCCAGAACTTAATATTTGAACTTCTATTACTCTACCATTAGATATGATTGGTTTTAGTTCTGCATTTTTTCCATTTTTGACTGTAACTGTTGGTTTTTTGTGCAGATTTAATGTAGTTGATCCATATCCAGATCCACTTTCATATAAGTATGCATTAATGATACTTCCAGAAACTATTGGAGTAAAATTGAAAGCACCGGTAAAAGTTGATCCGTAGGAAACGTTTGCTGTTATTGTAACAGGTGGATATTCAAAAATATGATAACCAGATCCTGTTGATTGGAAGGAAACGTGTTTATTTTTAGAAAGGTCATCTTGGAATGTTGCACCAATTCCAACATTAATAAGTTTAAAACTATCAGTATCAACTACGTCAACAGAATAACTATTAAGAGTAGATAGTCCTACAATTGCTGTACCTGTTGTCGAATAATGAATGACTTCCCCTGTGGAAAATCCATGATTTTCATAATTAATAGTACTATACTCTGTGGATATTCCAGTTGATTTAACTCTTAATTTTCTATAAGTGTATCCAGATCCTCCATTTAGAACTTTTACCGATCTTAATGTTTTTCTAGGTAAAGTTCTAAATTTATGAATTCCTCCAAATGTAGTTAATGTTGAAAATCCAACAGTATTGATTCCTGCATTAAAATCATTTATATTGTTAAAAAGTCTAATCGTTCTTGTATTGACAAATTTTGCAATATATTGGTCATTAGTGACCAATGCTCCGGTTACAGTATTTGATACATCTTGGAAACTTCCTGTCAATATTGCAGGATTTCCATTCTGATTGTAAATGATAGGTTCACCATCATAAAAATTATGTGGTTTCAAGAATGTAATGGTCTCATCACTAAGATCTACTCCACCGCCTACATTAAGTGACCTACTATCAAATTCAACTTCTCTAAATCTTTCACCTATAATTGGCTCTAAAATACACCCAGAACCATTTGCTCCTGTTAATGATATTGATACAACATCATCAATATCAAAATCTTGTGGATCAACAAAGACATTTTTAACAGTTCCGCTGATTACTGGTTCGACCAAAGCGGTTGTGCCAGCACCCGTAGATATTACAACTCTTGGAGGATTGACAATATCATAATTATCGCCATTATTTAAAACATCAAATTGTTTTAATGGACCATAATATACTTTCTCTATTGATTCTGGATTTGTAATTTCAACACCATCAATCAAAATCCCTATTCCACCAGAAATCGTTTCAATAGATCTTTTTACTGGTTCACTATTGTTAATTTTTGCTGGTTGTAGTGGAAACTTTCTTAATATTTTGTTTGCCGATATATTTCTATTTTCTTGCTTTACTAATGTAAATCTATGGATAGATGTATTTAAACTCTGAGTATTTCCAAAAAATAGATATGGAACTATAATGTTTCCACTAGCATCAGTTAAGTTTACCGCATCCAACAGTGATCTTGATTCATATAATCTTATTTCATTTGGTTGAAGTAATCTTACATAATATTTTGATCCAGAAGTTAAACCACTCAGGGGTTGAGAAGAAGTATAGACTACAACATCACCATCAATAAAATTAACATTTTCTGGGAATTTTATACTAGAATATGCTTTACGATCGTCATTTGCGCCGGAAAGATATAAAGTAGATCCATCTGGTATGGAAGATTCAATTAAAATATCATTAATTTGATATGATGGTAAAGAATTGGATGCAACATATCCATATTCTTTGTCGGTATATAGATTCAGTACATTTGAAATATAAGAATTATTTCCAGCGTCAATATTTACGTTTAGACTACTAGATTTCTTTATTTTTCTTCTTATATCATATTCAACCAGAGGCTGAGGAGTAAATCCAGATATTCCGCTTAAAATAATTTGATTTAATGTAGTATTAATGCTTGTTACTGTTGCATTACTAAAAACAAGTGTATTACTGGATCTAACTAAGATATCAACATTATCTCCTATGCTAAGACTAGATTTATCAATAAAACTGTATAGTGTGAAAGTTGATCCAGCAATAGATCTTACTTGATATCTAGTACTTGTGTTGTAGATCCAAGTATTTGCAAATACTTCTTTGTATGTTTTTTCTCCACTTTGTGGATTTTCAATCACATTACCAAGATTTCTGACTACAATTTCTTCACCTTCATCTATCAATGAACTATCATCAACATCTATAAGATCAGAAACAACACCAGTAATTCTTAAATCAACTCTCTTGCTGATATTTCCATTTTCATATCCATATATTGTTTCATCAGACCTGAGATCAGATCCAAGAGAAATTGCTGAACTGATTCCAGAACATCCAAAAAATTGATTGACTGATTTTGAAGTGTATTTTATGGAGTTTCCATCTGAGATCAGATTTAAAACTCCAGACTCTGGAAAACCAATTGTAGAATCAACAGAAATTATTGAAGATCCAACCGAAACATTTTCAAGTACTTTTGTTTTTCCTGGAACTGTGAAAGTTCCTTGAATTAGATCTTTTTCATCATATCCAACAAAAAGTTCTAACTTGTAAAAAGTTTCATTATCTCTTGTTAAAATTTCTACATTTGATATTGCAGCATTAGTATTAATATCAGTAGACTTAAAGATTGTTTGACCTTCTAATTTAAGAGGATCGCCAGAAATATTTTTAGCGGTAACAATTTCTCTGCGAATATAGTTTGCAGATGATGGTTTAATTAATCTACTCTCTAAATCAATAACATCAGCATTTACACCATAAAGAACTTTGAAAAGAATTTTTACCGATTCTTCAATTCCTTTTGACTGGTAAAAATCTCTTGCATGTTTGATAAAATTTCCTACATCTAAATCGGAAACAAAATCATTATTTTCTAGTCCTGGTGTAAATGTATACTTTAACTTCTTATAAAACTCCTGTAAGAATAAAACACTTAAATTTTGAACAGTGGATCCCGATGTGTGACTCGAAGCTTCGGTATCTTCAAATACTAAAGATTGCTTATTTGATCCTTCATCTACATCAAATTTAGATAAGTAGTTGTATCCGGTTACACCACTGAAACCACGAATACATCCAGTGAAGGTGTTCGTAGTTATGCCTGTGTAAGTAATAATTTCATTATCAATTTTTAGAAGTCCATACTCCGATGGAAATCCTTTGGTTGATGTAACGGTAACAATTCCAACAGATTCAGAAATGTTAGATGATAATCTTGTCTGCCCTACAATAACTTCTGGAACTAGATTATCAAGTTTCAAATACTGATCTAAGTTATCAGCAAGATCTACGTTACCACCTTGAAATTCCTCAGAAATATAGTATTGTCTTAAAAATTCTACTGCCTTTGGAAAATCAGAAACTAAAAATTCTGGAAGTTGACTCTCAATAATTTTATTGATTTGTACTCTCTTCTCAAAATTCGACATATTTTATTCCCTCTCGATTGCTCCGTTAGAATAACTTGAAGTGTAATAATCTCTTGTAAAAGTAACCCCAGAGATATCCTCTCCGGAGGCAATAACATCCTTAAGCATATTTATCTTGCTGGTGGAAACATTAAAACTTAAATACAAATCTTTTAGACCGATAACATCATTTGAATCTGGGAATGCTTGAACCTCAATAATTTCATTCTCAGCAACCGTTGAAGTGATATTGATCGTATTAACTATTATTTCACCATTAGTATAATCAACTGTTCCAATAGATTTTAAAACAACCTGACTTTGCCCCCTATCAGTTTGTCTAATTACTGCCAAGACACCTTTACCACTTCCATCTAGATTGCCATTTGCATCTTTATTTGGAACGTCTGTAAAGTAAACAATATCATCGGAACCTTGTACGGTAAATCCCGTACTCTTTATGTTATATCCTTGTGGGTTAATGTGAAAACGATTACCAAAACATAGTTCATATTGTGCAAATTGATTCACCAGTGCTTTCATATCTCTTCTAATCTTAACCTTTGTAATATTAGAAGTAATTGCAGAATCAACCCTATCGATCAATTGAACTATTTTACTGTACTTAAATCTTCCTCCAAATCGATTAATATCAATATTTTTAGAGTAGTCAGTTAATGAATTGATAATCAAAGTCCTTAATTCATTAACATTCGAAACTTGATTTGCGTTATAGTAAATTGAACTATCAATTTCAACATAAAGAATTTTAAGATCAACTATTTTTTGATTAATTCCTGCGATTGAATATTGCTTCAATTTTGAAAGAATATTTTGCTTATCAAAATCTGAAACATATGTACCATTTTTTGGTTTAATACTAATCTGAACTGTTCCAAATTCTGGTGGATTTAGTTCTTCTCCACCAACAACGGCGACAGATTCTGTATTTGGGTATACTGATTGTATAATCGCCTCATAGTCTCTTGAAGTAACTGCTCTATATTGTGAAGAGTATAGTCTAGGAGCAAAATACTTCACGGATGAAATGGGTTCTATGTCTCCACCATTTCTAGCTCTATCAATCGTATTAATACTAATGCGTCTTGATGGAATAACTTTTACGCCAGATGCGTCAACAAAATTTCCTTGAAATGCAAAAGAAGATGCTCCATTTCCATCCTCACCCTCTGTCACAATATATCTTGCAGTGATTACTGCATTATTCTCGAGTTTTTTACCAAAATATCCATCACCAAAAAGAAGTTCATACTTCTCATCCTGAACTTCTTGTATTAAATAAATTTCAGAATTCTTATCAATATTTAAAATATTATCAACTTTGAAATATTCTCTTCCCAATCCACTATCATTGATACCCTTTACATACACAACAATTCTAGAAGTATCAACTCCAGAATTTTCTAAAATAAATCTTTGATCTTGAGATCCATCAACCACCCATTGTTTGGTTAGGTATGTTCCTTGATAGACTAAGATAGGAGATGAAGAAGATCCAAATCTTGCAATTCCATCCTTAACAGTTGTGGTAATATCCTCAGAAATTGAGAATCGATATGAAGTGTCATCTGATACGCCAACACACACCAGACCCGCTTGTAGAGTGATGAAAGGACTGGTGGTATTAGTTGGTACATCGAACGTAATAGACGCCCTAGCGGCGCTTCTGGAACGTGGTACGTAACCAATATTTCTTGCTAACGAAACAACATTTTCTCTTAAAACCGCAGAATCCAAAAAGGATTCATTCACAATCATATTGGAGTTGAATGCCGTAATATATGTGTTATACGCTAACGTGTCAATCAGCACAGAAAAGTTTGATCCCTCAAAATCAAAATCCGTGAAATTTGAGTTTGAACGGAGATAACTCTTGATTTGAGTTTTAATTTGATCGAAGTCTAGATTCGTAAACTGTGTGAAAGGCATTTTATCTTGTTGCCTCTAATAAGAATGAAAATTGTTGTCTTAAAGATTCGCCAATAATATCGAAATAAACACTTACCTCAAAGGTATTTTCATCAGGTCTTGGTTCTACCTCAACCCTAACATTATTAACTCTTGTTTCAAAGTTCTCAATGGTAGTTACAATTTGATCTTGGATTGCGGATGCAGTACCATAATCGATGAATTCGAATAAAGATCTACGTACATTTGACCCGAGAAAAGGATTAAAAAATCTTTCCGTCAAGTTAGTTTCAACTAAATTACGTACAGATCTTGAAATTGCCCTCTCATTTGTCAAAATAGGTAAATCTTTTGTCACAGGATGTGGTTCAAAAGAAAAACTAATATCTTTAAATCCTCTGGATGTTCTTGTAACTGCCATTGAGATATAGATTTTCTCAGATTATTTATTCGTCATTTCCAAGGAATTCCATATGTTGGTTCTGTTCCATACTCCCAATCATCATAATCTTCATCATTACGAATCTTTTCATGCAATTCTTCTTGTTTTTTTAAGTCATGTTTTGGTGCAAGATCGTTCATGACCTCTTGAATCACTCTTTTTTGCTCAAAACTACCATAATCACTCGCAAGTCTAGTGGTTCCCCACATTTGATACATGTAGTTTGAGTCTCTATCGACTGGTAAATTAGACATTTTAGCTCCTGTTTTAATGAATAAAACAGAACTTTTATAAAGGAGGTTGCTATCTCCTTATGTCTATTTAACGATCGACTTCACGTAATGAATATGAGTCAGAATTGAGGTATTTTAGGATTTCTAAGGCAATAAGACGTGGATTTCCATCTCCACAAGTGTACACATCCACTGCCAAACACCCATTTTCTGGCCAAGTATGACAAGAAACATGACTTTCTGCAAGTGCAATCACGACTGTACACCCTTGTGGTATGAAACAGTGTGAAAACACGTTCAAAACGGTCATTTTTGCCCGTTCAATGCCTCTTAACATGGCACTTTGAAGCGATTCTACATCATTAATCGCTTCAAAATCCACATCATACACCTCTAGGAGCAGGTGCTTGCCCATTGAATATTGTTTCAACTCAGTTTGATTAAAAAATTTATTTATTTCTGATCCAAAT